CTTCGTTCTCTGCTCGGCAGATGTGGCAAGTGCTCTAAGCATGGCAGGCGTTCTTGACTACGCTCCAGCCCTCTCAACCAACCTCAATGTTGACGATACAGGCAACACCTTCGCTGGTGTTCTCAACGGTCGTCTCCGCGTCTACATCGACCCATACGCTTCACAGACAGCAACTCACGAGTTCTTCTGCGTTGGCTATAAGGGTTCGAGCCCATACGATGCTGGTCTCTTCTACTGCCCATATGTTCCGCTACAAATGGTTCGTGCAGTTGGTGAGAACTCATTCCAGCCAAAGATTGGCTTCAAGACTCGTTACGGAATGATTCACAACCCATTCGTTCTAAATTCGAGTGGCAATGTGACCAGTACTTTGGACGACACAGTTCGTCGCAACATGTACTATCGTATCGTCAAGGTAACAAACCTCTTCTGATTCTTCAGAAGTCTCTCTACTCGGACAACCCCCTTGAAAGAGGGGGTTGTTCTTTTAATACACTTTTCAATTTTCCTAAATATGCTACAGTAAGTTGTTAATTCGCATCTTTAAAGAGGGGTAAAATGCCTAACAATCCATTAAATGCACCGAAACTTAGCAGCGTAGAATTTAATTTTTCTTCATATGCAAACCAATTCTGGTGGGTTGGTGGCTTGGGAACAAGTGTAACATCTGGATCTAGTAAAGATTCTTACGACTGGAATCATCCAAGCAACTGGAAAACTTGGAACGCATTAAATGGTGGTGAATGGGTAACTTCTTCAAGAGTTCCTGGTGCTATTAATGGGACTAACGATATAGTTTTTGTTGGTGGTTTGTCTTTCGGCCCAACAGCAAATGCTCCTCTATTATACGGAGGATTTTCTGGCAGCAGCACAACTGGAGGTTATGCAAATTCAACTGGCTTAACCTTTGATGCAGGAACAACTACAAACAATACGCTATTAGAACTGAATATTAAATGGGAATACGGATATGAACAAAAGTATCCGTTTAATGTTGTTGGTGGTGGTCTTAACTCATTATATTCTATGGGTGTAACCTCTAGTTCAATTACTGGTGCTAGTGCAGCATATGGTGTTACTTTTGGTAACTATTCGACCAATCCACATTATCAATCATTGAAGGTTAAGTCACGAGTATTTAAAGAAGAATCTTCAAGAGCAAACAATAAAACAATATTTTTGAATTCTGTAAAGGCTGTAGACGGTCTTGGAAATCCTGTTGGACTGTTTATCAAAGGTTCTTCTTTAACTGGCAATTCATGGAATGGCGGGTCAACAACCAGATCGAAAATTTTCCTAACAGGATTTTTAAATCAATTCATAAATGAATCTAGACCAAGTGATTCTTTCGTTCGAAATGTTGTTGATGTTTCTAGAATACGCCAAGATTACAATGATACATCGTTATCTTACGGTCTTTATGGCTATCCTGAAGTAAATTTTGGTTGGAATGGTGTTGGATGCACGGTAGGCTCGTATTTGGGTAACAATCTTACAAACCTTGTTGTAGACAACAATTCTACTGTAGGTAAAATTAATATTAATACCGTGTATGTTCATAAACCAACAACATCAAATGTCGGATTAGATAATTATCCTATAAGTATTTTAGGAGAAGTTTCAGATAAATCTCTTGCTGCTTTGGGTTATAGTTTAACTGGCGGCCCAACAGGTGCAGAATACGGTAAAGTTACCATAAACACTCTTCCTCAGATTTTATCTAACGCTTTGGGTGTAACTAGCGATTCGCTAAATGTGACCATAGGAAACTTTTTGAACATATCTGGATTAACCGCGTTTGGCTATACGGGTTCTTCAAGAATTTCTAGACTAGAAATTGTAAATCAATATCCAAACGCAACAACGACTCCAACAAACATTTTATTCATGGGAAGTGCTGTTGTCGCTGATGCTAAAGTTATAAAAACAAAAATTAGTGCTTGGAAAGAAGCCCAAATCAGTTCTATAGATATTGGCACATTAAGAATGAACAATAATTCAGAATTGCTGTTGAATGAAGCCCCCAATATAAATTCTTGGTCTTTTGGACTGTTGCCCGCAATTGGAGCAACAACTCAAATACTAGGAGGTATTTACGGTGATGATACCAGCACAATAAGAATGAGTGAAGGGGTTGCCATGTTCAACAAGAACATTAACACTGCGGTATCGACAGAGAACTTTATTGTAGACACTCTAAACAACATAATTTCTAGTTCAAATAAGTTTGTAACAAGACCTGATGATGTTACAGAATTGCCTCTACCCTGATTTATATGGGTAATTTAAATCAAGAAAAGGCGGCTCTTAAGAGCCGTTTTTTCATTTCTAAATACTAGTATGACAATAAACGATTACGGTATACCAAATTACATAGCCACTGGCGCAGCAAACAGTCAGCCGTCAAACACAAATTTGGCGTACACAACAAACTTTGTATTCTTTTTACCCAAAGTTCCAAATGCTGTTTACTTTTGCACAAGTGTTAGTATTCCAGGTATGACATGTAATGAACTAGTATATAAACGAGGCAGAGGCATATCATTAAAAGTACCAGGAAGTGAGGTTATTCATGGGGAATTATCATTTACTTATTTGGTGGATGAAAAACTGAAAAATTATAGTGAACTACAGGAATGGTTTAGAAAAATGACCACTTTCACAGATAAAGACACTGCATTAAGTTATAGAAATTGGATGAGTGAAGAAGGCCAATTATTGGTTTTATCTGCAAAAAAGAATCCTAAATTCAGAATAACATTTCGTGGCTTATTTCCGAGCAAACTTTCTGGTATAACTTTAAACAGCGCAGATACTGAAGCAACAAACATGATTTCAACTGCTACGCTATCTTTCACATATTATAATATGGAGTTTTTCGATGAGTGAAAATGATTATGGAATACCCGAAAGACCTCTTGGAGGAATCAATCGTCCATCAGACAATACTAATTTGGGCATACCTCAAAACTTTCGTTTTGGGATAAAAAAAATTCCAACATTTTCTTACTTTGTTCAAACTGTTGCTTTAAATGAAGTTGGTTCTGAACCTATAGATATTCCTTCGACTTTAGGCCCAAACATCAAATTACCAAATTCTACTGCAAGAATAACCTATTTCACTGTAACTTTTTTAGTTAATGAAACTATGAGAAATTACTATGAAATATTAAAATGGTTGAGAGAAGCCACACCCTATAAAGATTTTTCCGAAGTAAAGCCGGTAAAAGATATATGGGAGGAGGCAGTTTTAATCTACTTCACTAACAAAAAAAACCCATATAAAAGAATAGTTATGCAGGGAGTTTTTCCTACAGAACTGTCAGGTCTTGAATTTAACTACTCTGACACGGAAAATAAACCTTTGATAGCAACAGCAAAATTTACTCTAAACGATTACATTATTGAAGATTTATAATTTGACTTCTGTGAAATTTCTGCTAAACTTACTGCATGCGTCTAGAACAAATTCGTGAAATGGTGGAACGAGATATTCCTATCGACAAGACTGAACTTGGCGATGAGTCCGCTAGAATTCCACAGTTGCATAACAAGTATCTGAACCTGTTTCACGACGAGCGGTTGGTCTTAAGCAAGATGAACGCAGATTTCAATGTGCTGCGTAAGAACAAGTGGGAGTGGATGACAGGTAAACTTAGTCAAGAGCAGTTGGCTGCTTTAGGTTGGGAACCTTTTCAAATTCGTATCATGCGTCAAGACCTCGACCTGTATATGGATGCGGATGCTGACCTGAATGAAGCACAGGCTAAAATTGCTTTGCAAAAAGAAAAAACGGATTACCTTGAGTCCTTGCTAAAGGCTATAAATCAGCGTCATTGGGTTATTCGTAACAGCATAGAATGGCGAAAGTTTACTCAAGGTGTTGTGTAATGTCTTTACAGACACCCCTAAATACAGGGGATATGTCTGTGATTTCTGCAACATGCTTTAATACTGTTCATGCTCGCATTTACGCCGAGCCTGGTGTGGCTCGTGAGATACAAGAGTATTTCACTTTCGATGTGCCTAACGCAAAATTTACACCTGCTTACAAGAATCGTTATTGGGACGGTAAGATTCGATTGTTTTCTCCGTTCAACGGATTACTGTATATCGGCTTGTTGGACTATCTGGCTGCGTTTGCAAAAGAACGCGGTTACACCCTAGAACTTGATAAAGGCTTTACGGAAAAGCCACCACAAGTCACTCCTGAACAAATAGTCGAATTTCTAGACACTCTGAAACTTGCAGCGAACGGTAAGCCTATTACCCCGCATCCTCATCAGTTAGATGCTATTGGTGCTGCCGTAAACCGTGAGCGGGCTTTGCTGTTGTCTCCCACCGCAAGCGGCAAGTCGCTTATCATTTACTCGCTGCTCAGATGGTATCAGAATATCATACCACCAGACCGAAAAATCTTGATTGTGGTTCCCACCATATCACTAGTGTCACAGATGAAATCAGATTTTGCAGACTATTCTAAAACCACAGATTGGGATGCGGAAGAAAACTGTCATACCATCTTTGGTGGTCAACAGAAGATGGACTCACGACAGATAGTAATCTCCACATGGCAATCTATCTACGAATTGCCTAAGGCTTACTTCGACCAGTTTGAAGTAGTAATCGGAGACGAAGCACATCTATTCAAGGCGCAGTCTTTAACTTCTATAATGACAAAACTAACCAAGTGTCCGTATCGTATTGCTTTAACAGGAACCTTGGATGGAACTAAAACCAATAAACTCGCTATTGAAGGTCTGTTTGGCCCAACCTTGAAAGTCACCACAACACGAGACCTGATTGACAGTAATCTGCTGTCCACTATCAGCATTGACTGTATTGTTTTGAACTATCCTGCCGAAGTTTGTCAAACCATGCGAGAAGCATCGTATCAAGACGAACTTGAATTCTTGGTTACAAACACGCTTCGTAACAAGTTTATCACTAATCTTGCTTTAAGCACCAAAGGCAATACTTTAGTTCTGTTTCAATTTGTAGAAAAGCACGGCAAGCCTCTGCATGAATTAATTCAGAAGAGGGCGAAAGGCAGACCTGTCTTTTTCGTTCACGGTGAAACTGAAGCCGACTATCGTGAGTCTGTTCGCCATATCACTGAAAACGAAGATAATGCAATTATTGTAGCCTCGTAT